TGAGGCATGGCCATGCGGAGAGGAAGAATTTAGCGGAAGCCCGATTGAAACAGCGAGCTAACAATCGCTACCACAGCCGGGGCCTCGCGCCCCGGCACCGTCCGGGCGGGTTCCCGGCTCAATCTGGAGAAAAAAATGAACACATCCATCCTCTATACCGTCCGGCGGCCAATCGCCAGCGATCCGCATCTGATCAGCGAGGGCACCGTAGTATCTGCACACCGCACGCTCAGCGGCGCACGCCGGTCGATCGAGCGCCAGCGGCGCGGAGCACGCGCACAGGGCGGCTACAGCCAGGACTATATCTGGGACGAGCGCCGGCAGATCACGGTCCCCTGCGGATCATGACCTGGCGCATCTACCTCCGACACCCGCAGCAGCGGGTGTCGGACAAGACCGTGACGGACGACCGCTCAGTAGCCGATCTGGCTCTGCGACGTCTGGTATATGAGCACGTGGGCCTCCACGCCGCCGCGGTGAAGACCAGAGATGGCCAGCAGGAGCAGTATGTGCGCCTCGATGAGGGCTATAGGGTCTGTGAAAAATGCCGCTACCGCGGACCATTCGTCGACGGCGGCGAGACCTGCCCGTACTGCGCGCTGGTGCAGTAGATGAGTAGGTAGAGGGAGAGAGTGGGCGCCGGCGGAAGGGGCTCTCGCCCTGGTCGGTCTTGCCGACAGCACTTTCGCGCTTCAATGAGGCCGCCGGCGCCACGGGACAATCATAGTACATTGGAGCAATGAGTCAATGACCGCAGACGAGCTGACAGCCATCCGCGAGCGCCTGGGCCTTGGTCCGGTCGCCATGAGTCGCGCGCTGGGCGTGGCCTATACCACCTACCGCGACTGGCAGAGCGGCAAGGCCCGCATCCACCCGTCGGCGGCGCGCCTTGCCGAGCTTATGCTGGAGTTGCCGGCAGCGCGTGTTGCGGTGCTGGCCGGCCGGTAGTCAGCCGGCCGCGCCGAAGCGCACCAGGCGCTTGACGCCACGCGGTGTGCACTCGAGATCGACGCGCCGCCCGTCGGTGAACAGCACGGCCACGGTGTCCATGCTGTCGGAATAGAACGAGAGACCAACGGCAAGGGCAACGCCGACGAGCGCGCCGACCAAGGCGGCGAACTGCGCGCCGATGAAGCCGAACAGCACCGCGCCGACGAGAAAGCTGCCGGCGGCAAAGCGGCGGTCCTTGCGGCGGCCGGTGTCGATGCGGGCGATCTGGTCGCGGTCGTACACCGCGCTTACTGCCCCTTTCAACACCAGTTTGTCGTCGCGGCTAATGTGCGCCGAGCCGCTGGTGCCGAACGTGCCTCCAGTGATTTTCATCGCCTCCCCTCCTGTTGGGCTATTGGCCAGACGATACCAGATAGTCCTCGATGATCTCCACAATCTCCCGCCGGTCCGAGGCGCTGATGCCTACCAGCGGCCGGGCCGGCAGGCCGGGGTGATCGACGCGCCGGCGCGGTCCGGGGCCACCCGGCCAGGCCAGGGCCTTCTTTTTCCTGGGCGTGATGGTGTAGGGCTCGGTGCCGAAGTGGTGCAGCGGCGCTTTCCAGTCGCTGATGCCGAACACCAGGCGTTTGCCGCTGGCGCGGGTGACCAGACCACGCAGCATGTCGCCCTCCTCGTAGAGCGGGAAGCGGCCGCGCTTGGCGGACAGGGTGGACGGGCGCAGTGGCGCCCAGGGACGGCCGTCCGGGCCGATGCCGCGGCGCCAGCGGTCACGGTGCGAGCGCTGCAGGTGCTCGGCGATGGCGAGCAGGGCCGGCCGTGGCTGCAGGCCGGCGCGCCGCATGCGGGCAAAGGCGGCCCTGACTGCGCGGGTGTCGGCGGTGAATTTCATGCTGGTCATAGGCTATACTCTCTATTCAAGGAGGTGCGGCAAAATCTCCCCGCGATATGCTGAGGGAATGCCTGGTTCCCAAAGGTTCCGTTGGCGGGTCTGGGAGTCCGCCACGCATCTCCCACGGGGGCGACCAGGCGCGCCCCTATTTCATTTCCTTCTGCAATAGTCGTCTCACCTCTTTGTCGAGCTTCGCCTCATTACGCGACAGACGGCGATAGCTCTGCAAAAACAGGCCGTTTCCTGTTTCGCTCGCTTTAACTACCAGCACATAGCCACCTAACTCTGGGTCATCCAACTCTAGCAGGTAAATTATGCTGCGCGCCGAGTCTTGGATTGGCCTGCCTCTGTCGATGACTTCCTGTGCGCGGGCATACTCTGCTGGTCTGATCTCACCATGATCACGTAACTGTTTCATGCGTGTAGATGGAGAGAATTGCACTACACGCGTTTTGGCTCCGATCTTCTCTGCATCCGTTTCCTTAATTACAGCTAGAGGAAAATTCTCCTCTGCCGACGCGGAAAACCACAGGACAAGAAGCTTTTCCTGCGCCGTGGACGCGGCGGCGGCAGCCCCTAAACTGTATGGCATTTGCGCCATACGACTGCCGGCCGATCTCGTCATCCCATCTACCCAGCTCCGCCCCGGCGTGTAGGCCCAGCCGGGGTCGATGCCTTCCGGCACGGTGACGGTCCGGGGATTTGGCCCGGTCTTGCCGGCGGTGACCTCACGCTCGTTGAGCGGCGGGGCGGTGTCCGGTCCGGCCTTGCCCAATCTGCGCATCTGGCGCTCGGTGATGGCGGTGACGTAGCAGCGGCAGCCCCACCCGTTGGGCGGGTAGTGGGTCTCCCACCACGGGTCGTCGGCGCTTAGGACAAGGCCGGACCAGCGCTTGTGCTCCAGGCGCGGCTCGGCGACGAAATCGCTGTGGTGGTATTGCCAGTAGGGTGTGAGGCGCAGCTGATCCGGGTCCGTGAGCTGGGCATAGCGGCCGGCCTGGTAGGCGGTCTGCATGTTGGTCTGGTAGATGACGCGGCTGCGCCAGCCACGGCTGCCGTTGTAGCTCCAGCCGTGTTTCTGCACGATCTCGTCGAATCGCGCCCGGAAGGCCGCGAGTCCGGTGCCCTCGCTGATGGCCTGGTCGATGGCAGCACGGAAATCGGCCACCAGCTCGTCGCGCATGGCGCCGGCGACGACGAAGGATTTGTCGTGCTGCTCTTGCCAGAAATCGGTCCAGGCCAGGCTCTTTTTGTTTTCCTTCCCGCGGAAAAACCGGATGGCCTCGTCAAAGGGGAGCGTGGCGTAGTCAGCCGTCATTTTCGCCCTCGCCAATCAAGCGCAGCATGAATTCGTTCTCGTGGCGCAGCCGCAGATTCTCGGCGCGCAGCTCCGTGACCTGTCTATTGAGCCGCTGTGCCTCATCGTAAATCCGGCGGGTGCGGGCGACGACCTCGCACACGTCCTCGCGGCCGGTCTTGACCGCCTGCGCGGCCAGCGCAAACGGGTACTCGAGATCGGCGCCATTGACGGTTTCCCACCCCATTACGAGACTCCCCCAACAGATTGGACCGCGACCCGATTTAAAACCGATTTAAATCTCCGCGTATGCGGCGATCGACCATGGACTGGTAGCATCATAGCGGCAAAATGCTCACGCGGCCTCTGAGAGGCTCTGAGGCGGTCGGCGGTCATTTTCCCTCCCGCGCCTCAAACCGCCCCGCCAGCTCGGCGGCGGCGAAGGCCTGCTGCATCTTGGCGGCCAGGGCGTCCGGGGCAAGGGTCGGGTAGAGGCTCAGCAGGCTGGCCTGCAGGTCCTCCAGGCTTTCGGCCTGCATCACGGCGCGGCGGATGGGGTCGATGAGGCCGTCGAGGGCGGCCTGGGCCTCGGTGTTCAGGCGCTCGGTGTAGCGATCCACCACGGTGGGCTCGGCGTCGGCCTTGAGGACGCTGGTGGCGCAGCAGGGGCAGCCTGCGGGGTGGCCGGTGGTCGGCGCGGCGCGCAGGGGGGCGGTGGCCGGCGCGGCGGCGGGACGGGCGAGGGTTTCCTCGCCGTCCTCGGCGGCGGGGATGCGCAGCTTGTCGCGCACCCAGGCGGTGGGGATCTGCAGGCCAGCGTCCACCAGCCTGGGCACGGCCTCGGCGTAGAGGCTGATGTCCTCGGGCTCGGAGAGGTCGAACACCAGGCGCGGGCAACGGCGCAGGCTGTCGATGGCGCCGGTATTGAGGGCGAGGATGGGGTAGATGAGGTCGCGGGTGAGGGTGGCGGCGATCTGGCGAGCGTCGGCCACCAGGATGTCGTGGCGCACCTCGTTGTGCACGTTGCCCAGGGCGTTGGTGCTGCTCTTGCCGTCGGCCTGCGAGGTGAGGGTGCCGCCGAGGATGGCTTTGCTGACGCTGCGCTCGCACCAGTCCATCATCACCCGGAATGGGTCGGCCTGGCCCTTGGCGGCCTCCTTGAACTCGATGGCCATGCCCTCGGGGATAATGCCGGCGGCGGCGTGGCCGATGTTGACCACGGCGCGCAGCAGGGTGGCCTTTTCGGTGTCGCTGGCGCCGGTTGGATAGGTGCCGACGCGCAGGGGCAGGCCGTAGATTTCGAGGAATTCGGCCAGGTCGCGGAGGCTGTAATTCTTGAACAGAAACGGCCAGGCCAGTACGCGGAACAGGCCGCTGCGGCTCAGGTAGCCGCTCTTGGCCTGGTGGCGGTGCTGGATCCAGCCGAAGGGCTGCAGGGGGGCGCCATCGGCGCTGTTGTCGCGCAGGCGCAGCTCGGTGCGGGTCTCACGGTCGAGCTGGAACCAGCGCTGGGGGCGGTGCTGGATGCTGGCGGGCAGCCATTCGCGGCCCTGGCGCTGCCACTCGATCTCCAGGTTGGCGTAGCCGTGGCCGATGCCGTCGGCCATGTCGAGAATGACGTCCTCGAGGTTGGTCATGTCCTGGAGGATCTCGGTGGCGAGACCGGCGGCGGCCTCCTCGGCGGCGCTTGGATTGCGTGGTGGGCGGATCTCCCAGTCCAGGCCCAGCAGGCACAGCTTGCGCTTCTGCAGCTCGGCGTAGATGTGGGCGTCCTTTTCTTCCATGTCCTCGTAGAGGTCGGCCTGGGCGATGAGGTCGCCGTGCTCGGCCTCCTCGAGGATGCGGGCCAGGCGTGGCGGCGTGAGGCCGCGGGTGGGGTGGCCGGCGAACTCGTTGTGCAGGCCGCCCAGGCGGGCGGTCTGCGGTTCGGCGGTGGCCTCGCGCAGGGCGATGGGGTTGCCGTATTGGTCTAGCAGTCTGGGCATGGTGTTACCTATATGGCTGTGGTTGCCTACCAGGCGCCGGCGCCGGCGTAGTCCTGGGCGTCGTCGTCATCGTCCGGCGTTTCGTCCCAGTCGGCGCCGCGGGGCGGGGCCGGGGTCCACTCGATGGGTGCGACGTCGCGCTGCATGGCGCAGTGGGCGAGGAAGAGGCTGATGGCGGCATCGCCGTGGCGCTGCAGGCGCGGGCCGTCGCCCTTTTGCGTCTTGGCCTTGGGCAGCTTGGGCACGCCGTCGATGATGCGCAGGGCGCGCAGGTCGTCGCGGATCTCGGCGTCGCGCGGGATCTCGTCGAGGGTGGCGTCCTGCAGCGCGGCCTTGAATCGCGGCATGTGCTCCAGGTAGTAGGCGTTGCTGAGGTGGACGGCCTCGATGCGCGCGGCGCCGTAGCGCTGGATCATGCGCTCGGCGAGGTATTGGCCGTTGCCGCCGGCGTCCAGGGCGCCGGCGCGGAAGCGCGGCAGGCGGTCGATGATCCAGGCGAGGATCTGCTCCTGCTGGCGGAAGGGGCAGTTGCTCAGCTCGACCACCAGGCGGGCACGGTCGGTGAGGTCGATGCCCTCCTCCAGCACCGTGATCACGGTGAGGTCGCCGAGGCGGCCGAAATCCTCGCCGATGCCGTGGGGACGGTCGCTGTCGAGCCCGTTTAGCACGGTGCTTAAATGCTCCTTGCACCATGCATCAACTTCGATCTCCCTGGCCTTGTCCGGCAGGTGGCCGAACTCGGTATCCCAGCGGCCGCGCACCACCGGTGTGTCTGCGCTCATGCGGGCCTCGATGAGGCCCATCGACAGATAGGCGCCGCCGGACTGCGAGGGGATCACGTCCAGCTCCTCGTCGGCGGCGGCGCCGTAGAAATTGTAGGCGTCGTCGACCCAGTCGTCCTCGGCCTGCTGGGTCCACGCGATGCCACGACGCAGGCAGACGCGACGGTACAGGCCCTGCTCGACGGCATCGCGGAAGGTGATGCGGTGCACGGAGCCCTTGCGCTTGCCGGCGCGGACCTCCTGGATCAGCTCGGCGAAGGCGTTGTCCACCCCGTCGTGGGTGGAGATGATGCGCACCTTGTCGCCCCACAGCAGCATGGCCATCGCGGCCTTGAGCATGGCCTTGAGGTCGGTGTGGAAGGCCGCCTCGTCGATGACGATGACGCCCTGCTTGCCGCGCAGGTTGGTGGGGCGCGAGCTGAGGGCGACGATGCGCCGGCCGGAGTGCGGGAAGTCGATCTTGTAGGTCTTGATGTCGCGGTCTTCGTCGCGGAACAGGCCCTCCTCGATCTCGCCGGCGGCCTGGTGAAACACCTTGGCCCACATGGCGCAGGCCTCGATGTACTCCAGCGCCATGTCCTGTGTGGCCGAAATATAGAAGACGTTGGAGCCGTCCTCGCCGGCGGCGATAAGGACGTTGTCCGATGCCTCGGCCCAGGTGAGGCCGATGCGGCGGGACTTCTCCGCTATTTTCAGTTCGGCGTCGTCGGCCACCCAGCGCTGCTGGTAGCCGAGCAGGACCGGGGGAGCTGGATCGGCCGCGGTGTTTGGCAGTGCCTGTTTGAGGTAGTCGCTCATTTTCCGCTCATTGCGCGAATCAGCGCATAAATGAACATGCCTGATACAAATGCCGCTCCAAGTGATCTGATTGCATCAGATATGATCTGCGCGGCCTCGATGCTCATGTGCGTACTCCGAGGATGGCCAGGCGCAGCTGTTGCACGGAATCTGCCGACAGCCCACCCTGGCGTGCGACCTGCTCGGCGGCGTCCGCGGCTTCCTTGCGGGCCTGCTCGCGGATCTCCTGCTCGCGCTTGACGTTCTCGCTGGCGGCGCGCTCCAGCCTGACCACGGATAGTGACAGCTGCTTGAGCATGTCGATGACCTCGGGCATGGTCTCGGCGGTCAGCTCACCCTCCTGCAGCTTGATGGTGAGGTCGAAGGCCATCGTGCGCAACATCTCGTTGATGAGGTGACCCACTTGCCCCTGCGGTTGCGCGCCCATCTTGGCGATCCACATTTCGGCTACCTCGCGGGACTGGCGCAGGCGCTCACCGACGCGGTCCATGCGGACGGCGTAGCGGTTGACCGCACTCTTGCTCACCGGGCGCTCGCCCTGGGCCTCGAGCACGGCGTTGATCTCGGCGACGGCCTGCAGCTGGCTGACGCGCGGGTCACGCAGCAGCTCGTGCAGGCGCTCGAGGATGTCCGGTGGCAGCTGTTCGACGGTGGAGGCGCGTGGCATGTCAGTCTCCGGGTCCGGGGCGCTTGACGCCGGGCACGCGCGTGCGGCCGAGGGCGACGTCCTCGCCGCGGGTGGTGAGGCGCGCGACCAGGACGCCGCTGACGTCCTCCAGGGTCACCAGGGCCTGCTCCTCCAGCCAGGCCAGCTCGGTGTGCAGGCGGTCGCGCGATACCGCGTGGCCGATGGCCGCGAGCAGCGAGCGCAGCACGGCGGCGTTGTGGGCATAGTCCGGGTCCTGCTCCAGGCCACGCAGGATGGAGAGGCGGATGTCCTCTGTGACGACGGCGGAAAAGCTCATTTGCCATTCTCCAGTAGGTGCTGCTGTATCAGGTGCAGCGTGTGATTGATCTGCTTCATTTCGCCCTCCAGAGTGCGCACACCCTGGCCAACCTGGTCGACGCGGTTGTGTATGGCGCCGAGGTCCTCGTGTCCTGGGATGTGCTTGGCGTGCTGCTCGATGAGCAGCAGGCGGGTCTCGTGGCCGGTGACGCGGTCATCCACGCGATCGATGGCGGCCTTGGTGGCGCGGGTGCGGGTGGTCCACCAGACGTAGACGGAGACGAATGCCATGAAGGCCGTCTGGACCACGTCGAACCAGAATTTTGCGGCGCTGTAATCCATGCTCAAACGGCCCTGTGTTGCTGTTGTTTTTCGAGGTCTGCCTGGCAATCGATGCAGCGCACGGATTGCGGATAGGCCAGCAGCCTGGCATGCGGGATGCGCTCGGCGCAGTCCACGCAGATGCGGGCGCCGGTGTCGTCGCAGACTGGCAGCTCGACGGCGCGATGCTGGATGGCATCGATGGCCAGGTCGCGCTCTTGCTGTTCGCGCCGTTGGGCGCGGTCTATGTCGTCCATCGTCTGCCTCTAGGTTTGCGGATCGCGCACAATGACGCCGTCGATACGGCGCGATGTGATGGTGTTGCCGGCGGCGTCTGTGATGCGGTAGCCGAGTGCCATGCGCGGGGCATACAGCTCGCCGGCGGCGAACTGGTATTCGGCAACGCCATCGATGGCAGAGACAATGATCATGGCCCGCTCGACCACGTTGCCGCCGCTATCGCGCCAGCGGATGGTGACGCTGGCGCCGGTGAGGTCGATAGGTGTGCCGTCGGCATTGCGGCAGGTGATGCGCCGCACGCTGCCAGTGTCTCCGGCGACGAATTCGGGGCCCTTCATTGGCGGCTACTCATTGGCCTCGACAGGCACCGCCTTGCGCACCGTGCCTGTGTTGCCGCAGGCCGGGCAGCGGTACTCGTAGACCTCGCCGTCGTCGGGGATGACGGCGATCTGCTCGCTGAGGTCGTGGCCGCAGCCGCGGCGGCCGAGGACGTGGTCGTCCGGCAGGCCGTCGAGTTCGGCCAGCTCGCGGTCCAGCTCGGCCAGCCTGGTCTCGTGCGGATGGCGCAGGTCCTCGCGCAGGTCCTGCATCCGTGCGCGGGTGGCCTGCTGCTGTCCGGTGATGATCTGCACGCGCTCGCCGACGGTCTCGACGGTGCCCTGGCAGGTGTAGGTGTTGGT